AGAATCAGCAGTATCTGTATACCTGTCACTTTTATCTTGTTCAAATGTTATCTGATGTGTTGTCATAATAGCATCATTAAACGCATGTCCAACCTCATTGAAAGATTCTACACCAAATTTTCCTGGTCGCCATGATAAAGCCATTAGAAATCCACCGGTTTTATGTATTTAAAAGTACCCGCTCGCGCGCGATACGCGAACTTCCTTGCTCGTTTAATCCCAGCTTCATACTTCGATCCGAAATACTGTGCAAGACTACCCCCATCAGGATTTCTCTCATATCCATACTGTATTGCTTTCTCAACAAGATGTTCATGGAATTGAGGAAGTATTTCATTTTCTTCGGTAGCCCAAGCATCACTTGCTGAGGGCTCACTAATTCTATCCGCACGTTTATAATAATAGATAGTAGCAGTAAGGTCGTCCTGATCTGGCGATGCAAATGTTGCATTAATAGCATCGTACTTTGCAATGCCTATTGAATCTCGTTCAGTCCACCATACATATCTTGAATGTGCCATTATGTGATATCCCTGATGGCAGGCCGACCAATAAGATGTGGAATCCCCTCAGAATCTCCATCATCGTTCTCCAAGTCAACTGACCGTATTTCTAATATCTTATCGTCAAGAGCATAAAATCTCTGGTCCTTAATAGTGGGAAAGGTAATCGCACTATCCAGCACCCTTGTCCTTGCTGTGAAGTCATCTGATGCCCTATTTATCATCTTAACTATTTCCACGGCTCCTAAGTCAGGGTGATGCTGTTGAACCAATTCAACCATTTCCCCTGCTTTCATTTCTGTACTCCCACAAAAGATGTATTCTTATCAGGACTAGCTCCAGCCATATAAGGAGCCCAACACTGTTCGTACATCGCCTGAACGTACCCTAACTGACCCTGAAGCCACTGATAATCCACAGTATCCTTCTGTATAACAGCCTGATAAAGCTGAATCTTCTTACCTAGATCAGTGGTATACTGTGTAACCTCCTTACCTATCAAGGCTTGGAACTCAGCCATCTCAGTAGCATACTCCTGAAGTCCTGCTGCATATTCAGTATCCTTAGCCGCGAACTCAGTTACATTCTTCTGTATAGTGGCCTGATAAACAGTGCTCTCTTTATTAAATTCGTTTAGTTCCTGCTGTATTGCCAGCGAATACTCCTGGAGCTTATTAGTATAATCTGTTGTCCATTTCTGGAACTTGTTCTGAAGCTCATTATTCTGGTACGCCTGAACCGCATTGTTTACCTGCATCTGATATTCTTGAATCTGTGCGGCATACTTGTTTAATAAATTACCATCATGAGAGCCTTCTAATTGTGCTTCTGTAATATATTCCTGTAACTTGCCCTGATATGCAACATTTGCTTCATTGAACTCATTTAACTGGTTCTGCATAGCCTGACTGTATGCACCTACATAAGTAGTAATCTTAGCCATCTGAGACTGTGCTAACTCAATATCTTCCTCTGTCTCTATCATGTCAGCGAGTGTATTCCACCACTTGCTAAAATTCAGAGTATCCGCCTCTGTTCCAATTACACCAGCATCCATAGCTACTGTTAATTCTTCTGTGACTCCGCCCACCTTTGGAGGGGTATAAGTTGGTACGGAGCCACTTGGATCGGCCACAGTTGGTGCACTGGAGAGGGCTGGTGCATCCAAAACGGCCGGATTAATATCAATTAAAGCATTATCTGTTGTCAGGTCTAAATCTGTAATACTTGGAAATGCTGGGATCACAACATCTGGACTAGCTCCTGTCAAACCTATTGTCGGCTTGGTATATGTAGGGGCTTGCCCAAATCCAGCGATACTTCCATAATCTGGAGCATCAGGTGAAGCTGGTAAAGTATCAATACCAGAAAGATCAAGGTCGGCCACAGCATTAAATACCGTAGTATCAGCATCAAGATCAGTAGGTAAAGCAACTCTTAAATCTATTAGCTTAGAATGAATAACATTCATAGCCACCCATAAAACCACATGTCTGTAAAATTCTGATGGAAAACTAGCAATAGTACCATTTGCATCACTGATCGCACCATATGCAACAGAAGATACCTGAGCAGGAGCAGCATTTGTTGGAGTAGGAAGAACAGTCAGTGTACCATTGAGGATATAGTATTTAGGGTCAGTAATTGGAGCATAGTAAATACTCGTATTATCCCCAATCTTTGCCCTGTACTGGGGTGAAACCGGTGAGCACCTCTTAGAATCTCTCTGCACGTCAAGGATTCTTCCTTTTGCGGTTGTATCAAAAGAGACACCATCCGTAGCATTTAGTACGGTCTCAGCTGCGAACATATGCAACAAGCCAGGGTTTGCTGCTTCAATTCTTGAAACAACAGCCTTTACCGCATCTGGTAACCACTGGACTATCTCAGTTGTCTGTCCTGAGATATCTCCAGCGTAAAACTGTACCTGAGTACTAAAACTAGCCACTATTACGAAGCGGGATAATTGTCGATGTCAGCTACAGTATCGCCAACCCATTCTCTGTAAACCATCGCATAATCAGATGAACCAATAGTAACTGAACTCCATCTCCCATAAATGGTAACTCCTATAGGAATTTCTTCTGTTACAATAGTATCCCAAATATCTGTATCAGTAGACACAGCTGAGACTGTTATAAAGTCAGTTCCACCTGTTGTAAAGGTTGCACAGATCGAACTATACGTATCATCACTAACTGTAGACCCATTGCCACACCAATCATAACCACCTCGACCTGTAAGGATACTCAGGGTCTGAGCTATATCTGTTAAATTTCTTGCCATTACTATCTCCTGTTATTTCTTTTCAGTCTTGGGCTTCGACTTCTTTTTATTCTTATCATAGGCCATGCGCCTACTTTCATCATTTACACTTGGACTTTGATGGGGTCCGCCAACTGTGTTGCTTGTAACCATCTTTTCCATTTCTTTCTCCTTTGAGTAAGAAGGGGGAGGACAAGCCTCCCCCAACTAACTACTTTACTACGCCCATTTCATAATAGCGTGAGTTTCTGGAAGAGCAATCTCAAGACCGGCTTCGGTCAAGATGATGTCTTTCCGTCCATCAACGTTATTATTCTGAACGTTTGTGATGATATGCGTGTCACGACTTACGCCGTTAGCGGCTAGCGGACGATACTTAACATTCTTCATGTCAATCATGATAGAATAGTTCTCCGTCGCACCTCTTAGTAAAGGCTCCTGCACAAAGTGCAGATCACCAAACACAGTATTAACCCGCATTACATTATGGCCGAAAGCACCTTTAATGTTCTGCAAGTCAAGGCGGAATCCATTTCCACCATATTGATCTGCAGCGGTGCCGGCTTCAATTTGGCCGAGCTCAACTGTGTTATGTAAGAAGGAAGCACTACCTAGTTTCTGGAACCAGGCAATAACTTTCCTAGATGCGAGGACTAGCTTCTGACCGGAGTTACCGGATTCAGGAGCAAAAATATCCTCCATAGCGTCAACGAAATCGTCGTAAGAACTGGAAGCATATGTAAAGTTTTTCACTTTACCATAAGTCTCTGTATAGGGAAGTATTCCCCATGAATACCGCTGGGGTCCAGCGGATGCAGACTCATCGGCACCACCTGAACCATAAAGCATTGCATGCTCTATGTCCATTTTGTGCTCCATAAGCTTCTCAGACCATACACGTTTATACTCATCAGGTTTCCCACGATATCTGGTCGCAAGAGTCGTACCGGAGAAGAGAGGAATTGCAGTTTTGAAAATCTGGCAATATCCTTCTCTATCGTAGAGCTCGTCCTTCCAACCCGCTGGGTCGGTTCCACCTTCAGCAAAAGCTGAACCAACGACCTGACCTTTTGCATTGTCAGCAAAAGCACACGTTGCAGTAAACAACGGTGTCAGGTCTATTTGCGCGGCAGCACTGGAATCAGCTGTCAAGTCAGGATTCTGTGAGATAAGGAAATGACGGAGAGTTCCCGCCGTATCCGGAATCATCACAACCTGGCCATTCAGCAAGAACTGTGGCACCACTGGAGTAGTAACTACACGTCCATACTTATCATACGTCACGTCAACCTTCATCATGTTGGCGACTTCTGTACCCTTAGTATAAGACGCGGAGCTTGTTGCTCCTTTGGCATCAAAGTTCCTACGCTGCCACTGGTGACGCTGTTCAAGAAACTTGAAAACAGGGTCGTCAGTAGACGCTTTGGCAACTTTTGATAGGTAGACGAAGAACGGCGTTTGCTCCGGAGCTAGTTCAGCAACCCTCTCACCGAAATTATACATCCGGCGTGAGTGATTAACTGAGCTCGACTGCATGTCACCACCAGCTGTTACGCTATATTGGTCTGCCATTTTGAGCTACCTCCGTTTTAGTCTATGTTATGTAAATGGATTCGAACTTCTATAGTCCGTCACCATTTCATCTATTATCCTATCTTCTTCCGCCTTCGGGGACGTATCCACATTTGCAGACGGAAGAACTCCCATCGGACTTGGTATTGAGGATGCTCTTTTAACCTGCTCAAAGTCCCGGCTAGCGGGAGCTGAAGTTTGAGGTTGAGGTTGCATATTCCCAGTACCTTCATCCATTGCAAAGAGCTTCCATAAGTTATCTACCGTGAGTGAGGATGGGTCTGACATTACTTCGATGAACTTACTGATCCGCGTGTCGTCCGCTTGATAAGTGGTACGGAGATGTTCCGCAACATTATTAATGGCTTCTTGCGCTTCGCTATCAGCCTTCTGGCGTTGTATCTCATTCTGACGTTCTTGCCTGAACTCATCGCGTTCAGATTCAATACTAGCCTGGAGATATTCTGTCCGTAAGCTATTATATTCATCCATATTGTCTCTCCATCTTTCTGTATCTTCGAGGTGTCGTGCACTAGCCGAGCTCGGGTCAGTGTATGCTTCCTCACGATTGTATCCAGATGGTCTTTGCGGTCTCTCAGGTGGCGGTGGAAACTCTTCCCTTACCTCCTCAACAGGTTCTTCAGATGGTGCTGCTTGAGGCTGAACCTTCTCAAAGAGCGTTGTCATCTGCTGTTGCAGGACATTGTTTTGCTCTTTAAGCCGGTTATTCTCATTCAGCATCTTATCTGCACGAGACTGTTGGTATTGATATCGGGTTTGATCGTTATCCACTACCTCTTGAGAGGTGGTTTCCTCCACGGGTGCGCGAACTTCTTCTTCATTCGCGGCCACTTCAGTTGAACCAAAGGCTGCTGACTCTTCAGGTGCAGCAGTTCCATGAAGAATTATATCATTAACGATAGAACCAGGTTCTTGCGGCACTTCACTACCATCAAGACGCTGGGTATCTATTTCTGCCATGATTAACTCCTTCTACTTTGAAGAACCTCTACGGGTCTTAGAGGGTGTCTCCGGTTTAGAGGCCTGTCTGACCTCACCTTGTATTTGACCCATGGCATCGTCCAAACGTTTCTCAAAGACGGTACCGGCAGCTTGTGCCTTGTTTGTCGTCTTATCAAGCGATGCATCGAACTTTGCCAGCTTTGCTTGCTGCTTGGCATGATACGCTTCGCGCTCACGCGTTTGCAGGTCGCCTTGTAAGTCTTTTATTGTCTCCTGTGCTGCTTGCATCTGCTGTTGCAGCTTAGCAATTATATCTGTACGCTTTAGAACTCCTTCAAGATCGAATACCTCTGTTTTCTTCAGAACTTCCTGCCTATCTATAATACCCTTCTCATAGGCATCCATGTACATTTCAAGCTGAGCATAGCGGTTTGTTGGGAGAGTAGAGCCGGTAACGACAACAACATCAAACTTACCAACGCTAATATCATTAATTACTTCTATCTCCATTCCCTTATCATCAAACAACCGCTTATTCGCGCTATACTCAGTCAGACTATTATTAGGCTGGACTATCCTCACGACCTTCTCCGTCCTATACAGCTGTTGCATCATTGGTATAACAATTTCTGCTGCCCGAGTAAGCCCAGCCTCAATGTCAGCTTGTTTTGATTTTATCTTTCTCTGTCCGAACTCATCGAGAGAGACAGTAGCTTTGTATGTATGTGGAGCCACTGATGAATTACCCATCATCAATTCATATAAACCAAGCTGATGATCAATGTCATTCTTTGCATTATTCTCATTTTGATACAACTCATTCGGAAGTGGGATAGGTTGCACTGGAACAGGCGGTCCCTGATCAAAATCAACCTCTATAGCCACTCCAGGCTGAGCCCACTTCTGCTCAAACTCTCTCATATCAACGCTTCCCGAAGGAATTAAAATCTTTGTATTCGTACTTGTAGTAGCGTGAGCAATAATTAAAGAACGCGTCTTATTAATATACTCCTGCAAGTTCTTCACCATTCTTACATCGCTCATAGGAAATGGGGTACGAGTATGCATATTCATGAAAAGAACCACAGGATAGTGTTCTGTAGGAAGAACACGAGAAAACAACTTCTTATCTCCCATTACCACACACTGTAGAACCCTTGTTGTTGGAGTAACTATGACTTCTATTGCACCCTGATCAATTAATTCTTTGTAAGAAACTTCTCTTGCCTGTGGAGGTTCAGGTTTCTCTTGCCCTTTAGCTGATGCTTCCTGGGCTACCTGTGCATACATCTCCTGCATACGTACCATAGCCTTTTCTGCCTGTTCAGGATTTGTAAATACCTGTCCCTGGACTAACCATGCAGTCTGCTCTACATACTCTGTATAACTCTCTTCACTTAAAAGGTCTTCTTTACCACTAAAACTTTCTCTTACGAGGTAATAATCAAACATCTCCTTGTAATATCTCTCATATCCACGAATATACTCATCAGACTCTCCAAACGTGGAGAGTGTCTGTGTTGTTACATCTTCAGGGAAAGTAACCTCTCCAGAGTCTTCTCTAACAGTAGCGGGACGGTCTGTAGTAAAGTTGTCTGAGGCAGCGTTTTTTATTGCCTTTTCATACATAGGATACAGACGGATTGCCTGATCTTTTGTATATAAACGGGAAATAATGATGCTTTCCGCATCGTTACATAGCCTATCCCTCGAATTTGGATCAATATAAATATCAAGCGGATCAACATCCTTTACCTTCACATCTCCACGGTTCATATCAGACATCGGGTCTTGATATATAAGTAAAGCACCCATGCCAGTTACATAATAATCATCTATAACAGACCTCATAGCAGCTGTACCATCAGATATCTGCCATATATACTCCAAAAGGCCGTTCATTACCTGAGCAACCTTATTATCACTATCTTCACGTGGAGAGACCCTGAAAGAGGGCCTGTTAGAGGTAAGCATAGCTTTCGCAGCTTCAACAGCAGGATGGATTCTATTAACAACAATCGGAGCCTGGCCACGCTCTTCGAGAGTGCGCTTCTGCTCCGCTGTCCACTGTTTTCCGAGACGAAACTCCCGATCTTCTTGAGCATGTGCAGCCCAGGTATCCCTTTTCATGGAATACGTTTTCCAGAGGTCAATAGTCTCTTCTACGAAAGATTTGTCCGATTTGGACTTCTTATAAGCCAAGCTACCTCCATAGACTTAGGGCGAATTTACATTAGGCAGTCATCCAATCCAACACTTTTGTCATAAGATCATCATCTTTTTTCCCAGGGGTGAATTTCTCCACCCTACATGGAGTAGCTTTCTCTAAGGCTGTCCATATTGCATCTAGGATGTCATCGTTCTTCCCAGCTGGATAAGAAAGGAACTCCTGCTGAGCTGTTATGTCTTCTGGCCTGAAATGGAACATCCCCTTCGCGAGCATGGGAACCAGGCTAATTAACCTCTCAGACTTGCGAGTACGTGGTTTTACCCCCTTTTCAAGTCCGGGAATGTATAAATCCTCTTCCATCATCAGAACCCTTGTTGATTGGCGAAGTGCGTCCTGATATGCAGTAGATTCCACTCTCATACGCTTTGGACGGAACTTCTTATAAATTTCGATAATTTTTGCAGGCTGAAAAGCAGGATTGAGGCGAGAACGGAATATATCAAGAATATACTTATGATTATCATGATCAACAGCAATAGTGGCAATAACAAAAAAGTCAGCACGGGCAGAAAGAGAACTAGCGGGATCAATACCGCAATACACCTCAACTGGTTTGATATCCTTTTTATCACCTATACTCCTCGTCAGACAAGGCTGACCATCTATTCTTTCATAGTCGTAATGATGTAATTTAACATATTCTGGCTTAAATGGGGCTGTATCAGGAGATTGGGCAATATTCATGTATTCCTGATAAAATCCGTTTAAATTGCCAACGCTCTGAAATTCGTCCTTTATACCAAGAATACGCTTCTTATTGAAGCGTTCTGGCCAAATACTCTTCTCATCATCGTCCCAGATAGAATACCACATGGTTTTCCAGGCTGAACTGTCTTTTGCCCAATATAAGAAGCAATCCTCTGAAATAACTGTCCCCACCATAACAATACGCCCATCATCAGATAACGAAGGTATCACAGCCTCAGTCATCCACTTCCTATTCTTAGTACGGGCTTCTGCGGTTAAAGCATTCAGCTCTGACTCAAAATCATCTACAATGATAAGATTTGGCCGTGTATCCCCCTCAATAAAGCCCCTGACCCTCTGGCCAGTACCAACTGCGACTATCCTTGTTCCATTTGCAAGGATAATATCACTTCCAGTCCATCTTGCAGCTGTCGTTGCCCCAAAATCACCAATAAGCTTCTTAAACCTATCAGAATGATCTAAATGGTACTTTATACGACTTAAGAAGTTAATTGACTGCGCCTGGGACTCTGAGATGATAACCATGAACAAATCTTCATCATCTTTCTTGAAAGCCGCTCTATACAGAGGAAGAATGAGGCTACATACCGTACTTTTAGCAGTTCCTCGTGGTGCAGCTATAAGAATACGCTTATTCTTGTGATTTAGAAGATTTTGGTATATTTCACTGTGAAATGGAGGAATATCCTTCCTCAGGGCGGTGGGAAAGCAATATCGGCCAAATAATCCAATATTGCCCTTAAATTTCTTTAATGCTTCTCGTCGGGCATATAATGCCTCATAATCCTCACTTTTCTTCTGGGAGTTCTGCAACTTCAACCTTCTTAGCTATTAATTTCCTCTCTTCTTCTTCTATTTCATCTAACATTCTACTAGTTGAGGTGGCTTCAAGCTGAGTTGTCGTCTTAACAACTTGTTTAGTCCGCATACCATGTAAATCCTGTGCATTTTCTATAAGTCTTACCCAATTCGTCATATTCCCAGACTTATTAGCATGTTTCTTGGCTACTTCAAAGGCTTCAACCATCTCATCCATGACAAAAGCCTCTGTTATGCCATGGTCTTGGAGCAATCTCTGTAATTCTTCACGAACCATTTTCTTGAATACCTCCGATTTCATCCATCTCTTGTATTTTCGGTGCTCTCCTGGCGTTGTTGACCCAATAGCCATGTCGATTGCAATATTCCAGTCGAAAGTCTGGGCGTATGCTGTGGCGAGGTTCTTCATTTTGTCCTGACCGGCCCTTACCTCCAATTGACTCTTTCCAGTAAGAGTATGGGGCGTTCTTCTCCCTTCCGCATTGAATTTCTTCCCAGGGTATTTTGTATTCCAAATGTGATATCCCCATGGTAATCTTAAATATACGCTCTCTGAGCCATTTTGGTTCGGGTATATCTTCTTTTTAAGGACTTTAGCACAGAATCCGTCATCAGAGAGAACAAAATCACCTTCTTCTCCCTCTTTCCACGGTTTATAGCTAATATCTTCCTTATCCGCCTCATCCTTGGTATATATATTATATGTCTTCTGCCCCGAATCTCTGTGATTGATAGTAATTGTATGCAATATACAGAATACTTGTTATAACAAGTCCATTAATGGTATCTGGTACCGTAAAGAAGCTGGGTAAGCTAAATTCCGGAACACTAGGCATTCCCCACGTTTTCCCAGAAAGCGTTAAATAGATACCTCCAGCTCCATATAAGAACAAAAACCAGTCTTTCATTGAATCCTCTCCTATTCATATCCCTAGAAAGGGGTTTTCACCGTGATTTCCCTGGCCATATGACCTGGTTCTTGTGTGTCCGTTTCTTGGTATCAAAGTGGATGTGTCTGTCACAAACCTCAATCCCCTCAAAGCCCGCAGTGATACCAGCAGAAACAACTTTGAACCTATCAGTACCAGTCCTACACCTAATATCAGCAGCTTTCCCCATAGAATGAGCGCCTCCTGTAGGTGCTCCCCCAGTGATCTTTGCATTGTATTTTTCACATCTATACCCCGACGTTATTTTAAAAGGTATACCAGCTAGAACCCTGGCTACCTCCAATTTATCCATAAAGTCTACATCCATGTTCGTATCTCTACAACAAGGACAAGCCAACTCTTTATCCGTGAAATGCCTCCAATTACTCATCTCGGCCTCCATCATGTAGTAATGCCCTATCTGGCATTACTCATATCTTCCAGCCATAAGCCAGAAACCTGTTGATATTCTAGAACCAGACGTATTATTCATATATTGCCAACAATCGAGCCTATAGTCACTGCGGTAAGACCCATTATCAAGGTTGCCGTTATACTCCATGGATGCTGCGAAGTTCCTTGTTGCAGGGGTGGAAACAGGGATATTGGGAAAACGGCTGACATCTTGCTTCTCTATCCAGTGAGTTTCACCGTTTTTGCTCTTTTCTCTCGTTAAGCTGTCGGTGTATCCCGAACCATTCAACGACCCTGTGGTAATGTTCTTCACGTCGCTTCTTTGCCATAAAACCTGTTATTTTTCTTATTTCTCCCCAAAGGACATCATAGTCTAATTTACCATTAGATTTAGCATATTTCTTATAATTATTTTCCATATAACGTGATAATTACGTTTTTAATAAGAACCAAAGCCTTGTTGGATATGACGTAATTATTAAGACATAATCTTCATTAAAAATATTTAATATGCAATAGCTATGATTTACTTTAAGCAAGAACCCCTATCCCCCTGCTGTGTACACAATTAACTAACAAGATCAAGTAATACTTTACCTGGTGAGGAAAATCCCGTCGACAAATCCTAATTCTAGAAAAATATTTTAGAATGGGGGGACGAGATACACAATGCAAGACTCCCCATCTCGTTTCACTCGGTGGGGTCGAAACCTCGTTGAGGTTACGTTCAGAGCTCAGGATGGTTCGCTTCGCTCACCTTCGAGCTCTTCTCTTCGAACCGTCTGCTCTGCCCCCATTCGTTGGGGTAGTTGCGTGACACACACGTGTGCGGACTACCCATAGGTGTAACTCAAGGAGATACAACATGGCTACCAATAGTAACAAGGTAACGATTGGTGAGGTTCGACACTCACGTGTGGGTACAACTGACAATAAAGGAGACTTTATTGCTGAGTTGGACCGCAACAACAGACCTTTGCTAAGTGATAACATAGTTACCACAGTAGCAAAGGACGCACCCCCGGCCAAGGCCAGGGTGAGTGCTTCTGCAATGCGTAAGCTTGCTCAGAAGCATAACCTTCCTAACATTGCGGAAGGCGTCGATTACGTGTTTACACGTACATTCGCCTTAGAAGCCCGCGACGGGCGTCCTGAGGCGAGATGGGACTTCTTCCGGCCTGTGTCGGAAGGTGACGTAAGCGAGCTATACTCATAGCTCAGCTCTGTCGGTGAGTGAAGGGGGTTTCATACCCCCTTTATTACACGGTTGGTAATAATCAGCCGAATAACTTACTTGTATTAACGGGGATGTACACCCCAGCTAACAGCTTAGATGAGCAACAGAATGAGGATAGCAATAAAGCTCCTCTAATACAAGTTGAAATTTCTATACTTCGATTGGTCTTACACTCGGTGAGGATTTAAGTCATCCTCGTTAAAAGATGTGACTTTAAGATACGGACCCAATCAGAAAGGTAGAGAGCCTAATGTAAGATAGGGCTCTTATAACTTGGTAATCAACAGGTGTTGGTGGCGTGGTCAAATTTTCTAAGGAGGAACGGCTTCCAGTTCACCAACACTTGTGGTTATCTCATAACAAGGGGATAATACTATGACTACATTAGTATGGTTCTTAATAGGACTCATCTCAGGAGCAGTATTCATGTATATTGGTATGATGGTTGCAGACGCAGTCTATGAACATACCAATTACAAGGATGCTTTTCGTGAAGATATAAACAAGGTAATGCAAGAGGCCTTGGAACAGTATAAGTCAATGACTCAACAAACTCTTGCTCAGTACATCTTGAAGGAGAACTTTAAGGATGAGCCTTTACCTGCAGAGGCTTATGATAAGGAGATGAAGGTAAGAGCAAGTATTAGACGTGCTAATTACGATATTGAACGTGCTAATGCTGAGATACTAAAGAGCTCAAGGAAAATGCCTTCGTCTGTACCAGGTGGTACAGTGGATGAAGATTCTTCTACTTATGGTGATCCGGATGATGGCAGTTGGAAGGACAGATAATGGCACAATCTAAGCATCATAGAGCCGACCAATCTGCCAGTGAATGGAAGAAGAATAGTAATAAGCGGAAGCACCACGAACACACCTCAATAAGTTTAGACGAGGATAGCAAGCAAAAGCAGGAAGAGAACGCAGCAAGAATGAAGCGTGCTATGAATAGTTCAGCCACTGAAGGGATATTTACTGAAACAAATAATTCCTGGTGGGCGAAGTTTAAACAGAGGATGACTGCGAAATGAAGTTATCCAGTAAAACTGAGGAGTCAGGTGCTCCATTGGAGAAGACGATAGCGGCCATAGCTCGGATCGAGGCAAGACTCGACGAACTTATATCCTGCGAAATTGAGGCCGCGCAGCTTAGTGAAATGGACAGACTGATAGAAACTGGTTGTTTACCGGTAGAAGCAGCTGAAGTATTGAACTAAGCCTATGCGAGGGCTGTAATTCCGCGGTTTTACAGCCCTTATATTTAAGCTTGGTTGGTATGGGTACGGCTATATTCCGTAGTATAGTCCCTACTAACACATCTAGCGGACCAACTAAGCTTTTATTAATAGGAGGTACTCTCATGATTAAGAAGTGCAATAGAGAGGACTGTCATATTACATACGAGACGACATGGCAAGGACCGCCATATCATAAAGAAAGGGAGGTGTTAGGAGTGTCTAAAAAGAAGAAGGCACGTATCACAATACCAAAACAGCGAGTATTTGCTACTATGGAGCAGGAGGAGGAGCTCAAGCAAGTACTCTTAAACGCGGGATATCCGATAGAGGACATTGATATCAAGGTAGATGGTGTCCGAGTAGGATATTGGAATAGAGTGAACCAGGCAATTTTTGATGATATGAATAAGATCATTGAAATGGACCCCTGGGATGCATTTGATGAAGATACTGGGGACAAGTGGTTCTATGCTTATGACCAAGAACCCAGTACTCCTGTAATTCCAATGTGTGAAATAAAGGTAACAGATGATAATTTTATATTATTTCTGAATTACCTATACCTGAAGAGGAATTTCACGACCTTGGGCATTATCCATGTTGTAGAGAAGCCTCATAAGTACAAGCAGTACTTAGAGGATTATAATAAGGAGAATGTCGAATGAAATGGGTATTCTTAGCTCTTTTAACATTTATTCCGGTGATTATCGGATTAATAATGACGTTGAAAGAGTTAAAACGACTCAGAGGATCAAGAGATGAATGGAGAAATGATGCTTTAAAGCTGAACAAAATTGTGAGACAGCTTGAAGGGCTTAAATCCATTGTCTACTCTGGGCGAAAAGGTAAGAAATATGAGAAGGAATAATAAGCTCTATGTAATAGAGCCATACCGTTATAGTGGAATGTGGGTATTTGATGATCCAGATGTGGGTCTTATCAAAGAAGCATTCGTCGCCGGGGCTGATACCTTGATGGATAGAATAGAAGACGAGTATGGAGAGAACTTTACTCTCATATTTTCTGACTCACAATTTCCTAACTGGAGTGTAAACCTGAAGAAGATGACTTGGGCGAATTTGAACAATACAATAGGCAGTGGTACTTATTATTATGTACCAAGGTATAAGCTCAAAGCTTGGCTTTGTGATGCTTTGTCATTGTATTTTAAAAGGCCACCGAAGAACATCTATGCACAGGTTGTAACTCCTTCAACTAAAGGAGATGAGTAATGGAATCAGCTACTCATAGTTTCACAAAGTGGTTTGCTAAAGGCAGCGAGCTCAATAGCTATGTTAGTACCCTCATGGAGGATACTTCTGGCAGTGCTCTTGTAACAGTAAGCCAGTTTCCTGGATTCCAGTGTATAAATATTGTACATAAAATGGAAGCCCAGGAAGCGGTAATAACAGAAGAAAAGGTACCTGTGGTACCAGAAGTGTTGGTCGATGGTCGACACTCTCCTAATCATTTTGCCCATACAAATAGGGAAAAGAAGTTAGAAGAGACAACGGCTATTATCCGGCACTTGACAAAGAATGGGCAATTAAGCACATTCGATTTAGCGAAGATAATCGGCTGTCATTACACAACCGTATATCAGTGGGCTGCAGGTAATGCAGTACCACATCCGGCGCATCAACAGTCACTGGCACAGCTAGTTGCGTCGTTTGGTAATATTGCCAGTAAACAGTAAGGAGGACTCCTTATGGCCAACATAATGTACACTAGTTTTCATACTGGTGGCCAGTTAGCTGAAATGGAAGCTAACACTCCCGCGGAGATTGCACAATCGAACAGTCTCCCATTGGAAGGCGTGGCTATTTTTGTTAATGATAACGAGGCTGTTCCCTCAGCAGTGCTGAGAGACGGTGATCTCGTATCGTTTCAGAAAAAGTCAACGAAGTCCGGGGACTAACCACTTCGATTTGAACTGTGATGCTTAGAGGGATACTGAACGAAGGGTATACCGTGCAAATCTTGGCCCATCTATACATATCTAGATGGATTCCCCAATGATTGAGGTGAGTATTTAAACAACCTCTAGCATTTAGTTAAGGAGGAATGATGGAAAAGCATAATACTAAGTTAGGTTCAACATTTAGGAATGTTGAAACAATGACTATACATAATAATACACCGTATAGACATTATCCTGATGAAGATCAGGGACCATTTCGTAGTGTTGAAGTACCAGTACATAACATGATGTTATATTTCTTTCCTGGTATTGAAAATGGCAGAACATTAGATCAACAATTACTTGAAGTAAATGCAGTAAAGGCTTTGCTTGGTATTGATGATTGGAATGATACAAGTAAAATAAGAGTATTCTTTACTTCTCAGCGTGTTCCCGTGGGAAATGCCGGAGCAGATGCACAATATGAAAATATTGAGAGGTCTGATGATGGTAAAAGATATATTCATGTGACTGTTCCAAGGATAATGCAGTTAAATCTTGGAACCCCGAAGATGAGAGGACGAAGAGTGTATAGATTTGGGGAAACCTGGGTTGAATTACGCATGAGTCCAGATTTACAGGCTGTTGTAAGACATAGAAGAGCAGTAGCTGATAGCAATACTGCTAGAGTTTCATTTGTACAACCAAGGACGCATACTCTGTTTATGACTGATGAGGATTTGGAATTAAGATGTCCTGGTCAGCCCTTTACATCAACCGATGATAAAGAGGGTAGAAAATTCATGGACTTGGCTATACATCCTCATATAAGCAATGGAAATGCTTGTTGGGGAGATAGAGAAGGACAGATGAATAACTCTCAATACAAAGGTCAGATAACTGATTTTCTTGGTGGTTGTAAACAATTTATAAGCATCTGGAATAGAAATGGTGCTTATTGGGACATAAACCAGACTTGGAGATCAATGGAAAGTCAAGGTGGAACACTTAGAGATATGAAACTTGACGATTACATTATTCTGCAAGGAGCTCATCAAGGACGTATACGTGATCATGATGATGGCGATCATATAATACCTGATGAAGTATTGACCGGTATTAGATGTATGAGTACAGTATGGATACCTCTTGTAAAACGTGTAGCAGAGTATACTAAGCTTACTACGCTTGAAGCAAGTCAGCTCATTGGTTCTATGATGTATGATATGGATGTTACATGGAATGATACTATTAGACATGCACTGAATATTGAAGGAATACAAAGGGCAGTCAATGAATGGCAAGAAATGTTTCCAAATTTTCGTATAAATGGATTTGGTAGTGATGCATGTCATAACGATGATTGCTTAGGCAATATACGACTTGATCTTCTTGATTCAATTGCTAATGGCAGTTGTAACGATATAAGACATAAAAGTGAGATTGGTAAATATATTGATTACCAAGATGATGTTCCTGGTGCAACTGAACTTAGGATATATCAGACAGTTGGCCCTATGGGCAATGCATATCTCAGAATGGAAAATGCACAATATTGGCTGAGTAGTATCCAGCAGATTCAAGTTGAGTGGGCATGTTATTGTATTCGTGCCATGACAGACAGAGATTGGAGAAGATATCTTAAATTATCCAGGGAATGGAAGTACCGGGTAAATGGATATAGAGACATCATGTGTGAAACTGATGATGGTTTAACGCCTTATTTAGAAAAGATAGAATGGTATATGCAAACTGATTGGTTCTTTAATAACCTGAAAAAGTGTTTAACACTTCTATCAGGGGGAATAACTAGTTTTGCAAGACAGGCTGGCTTTACTACTTATGAAGGGCATGAATTTAAATCGTTTGCACTTGATATTAATATCAAGAAGGTAAAGGTTGACAAGAAACGTTTAGGTTACAGAAGATTTAGTACATTGTTTCCAGAAGAAATATATCTGGATAGTGCTATTAAACTTTTGCATCTTAATGGCTATAGAACATATCTTGAGAACCTTGTTCGCGAAACCGAGAAAACAAGGAGGAAAATTCGTGAAATTACAATTAACGATACCACTAGAGATGCACCACAAGGTGAGATATTTGTTGAGCCGTTTTCCGAAGATGGAATGGAGCGGGCCAGCGTGGTATAACTTTAAGCTGTTAAAAAGTGGGTATCCAAAGAGTGTTGAGCTGAAACATTTTCAGCCGTTAGACCTTGGTAGTAGTGCAGCTACTGAGTATGAGGCAAAGGATTTAGCAAAAATCTTGAAGAAGACGCTAGAGACCATGCCTGAACTTGGTAGATGTATGATGGGACTAATTCATAGCCATCATAATATGAGTGCATACCATAGTGGTACTGATGATGATACTCTTAAGGAAATGGCTCCGGTGAAAGGATTTTACGGGAGTTTAGTTGTCAGCCATGACAATGACTATGCCTTTGAGTTCAGTTATAAGGATCAGTATGGATTTCCACGGGCGTCTGAAGTAGACAAAATTGTTTATGAAGAGCCGGTGTTTGATCAGAATACTATCTGGAAGAAAGAAGCTGATACTATTCAAAAGGCTAGTAAGAAGGCTAAAGCTCTTGAAGCTAAAAAGACCCCTCAACGGACTATACCTTGGGGTGGTCATTATGACGGCTATGGTAGGTATAACAACTATAATAGTTATAACTATTCTGATGGAATGTCTAAGAGCTTAACATGGGCTGAAATGCAAGCAGTTGATGATGTCTATGAAGAGTTTGAAACTGGAAAGTTGACAAAAGGAAAATTCGATGCTGAAATGAAAAAGTATGGGATTGACCCGCTCAAGTATTTCCTAGGAGAGCCTAGTGGACCAGCCGAATAGGTTTTTACGGAACAAAGACCTGATAGACCAGGCGTATCTCAATGAAGTTCATGTGATAGGAGCAGGGGGCATCGGTTCATCCGTTGTCCCCTTGCTGTCTATTATGGGATTTAAACATGTAGTCGTTTATGACCATGATAAATTAGAGGAACATAATTTATCATCAAGTTTGTATCCCACAATGTTCTTAGATACGAACAAAGCTGAAGCAGCTGTCATACAAGCAAGAGAGTATAATCCAAACATTCATGCTGATAATTTTGGTGAATGGTGGAGTTATATGTGGGATGACAAAACTGGAATGGGAAATAAATATGACTTGAGAAAAGTTATAGTTTGTCCAGATAATATGGAAGTAAGGATAGATGCTTATAATGCATGGAAAGTGTATATAGAAAGCAACCCTTGTATTAGCAATACAGCATTCTTTATTGACATAAGAATGGACGCTTTGGCACTTGAAGTGATTACTGTAACTCCATATAATATGGATGCTTACGAGAATTACTGGAAGCCGTCAAAGGATATTGAAGATGCTCCGTGTACTATGAAGCATACAATATTTACTTCATCAATTTCAGCTGGTTTTGGAGTTAACCAAGTATTTAATGTACTTGGAAAGAGGCCTTTTAATGAGTATATTTGGATAGGTTTGGTGCCTTTACAAATTAAGAAGAAAGGTCTTATTGTTCCTAAATAGATATAAAGCTGCGTGGCTGGTATTGTAATGACCCTGTTGTTATTATAATCAAATGAAACGGTATGTTCCTCCTTTCTAGTCACGCAGATTTATAATTGGAGTAGTATGAAAAAGAAAACTGGTCCGAAAGAACGATATCAATCAGATCAAAAATCTTATTATATCAGAAATTGGAAATGGCCTTACAATGGTGAGAATGATCCATCATATATTAAGGATAAAAGAGAACTCTTTGAAAGAAATCAAAATGGATGGTTTGTTTATTCAGGAGTTAAAGGTATTAAAATACCAAAAGAGTATCAGAGTAAAAATGATTGGAGGAATAGGTAATGAAAACACCTACGGTAAACATTCATGGCAAAGAATATGTAATGGTAAAGGACAGAATTGTTGCCTTTTACAATGCATATCCTTATGGTTGCATTAGAACAGAACTTGTTGACTACAAAGATGGTGATTGGATAGTAAAAGCATATTGTTTTACGAATCCAAACGAGCATCCTGAAACTTATTGTACAGGCCTCGCACATGAATCTCATGGGAGTAGTCAAATTAACCAGACTAGTGCTCTGGAAAACTGCGAAACTTCGGCTGTAGGCCGTTGTCTAGCGATGGCTGGCTTTGGGACTGAAGAGTCTATTGCGTCAGCTGAAGAGGTGAAAAATGCTATTCATCAACAAGGGCATTCTACACCTAACAAGGCACTGGCTAGATAAGGAGGTGTCACTATGGCACATTACAGACCACAAGCAACAGAAGGAGCACGCTCATTTAAAAGCAAAGCTCCTTGGTTAGGTTATCAAAGTGCTTGTATTCGTGAATTTAGGGATAAAACCAGTGAGTATGACTGGGCTGACCTGTATCTGGAAATAGAACTCCAGACTGAAGGAAGTCAGTATCCCCAGAATATGAGAATATTTGGTAGCTTTGATAAAAATCCTGACGGTACCATTAAAAAGAATACGCTTTTAAACAGAATTACGTATTTAGTAGATGCTACCGGCTGGAAAGGCGGCGTTGATAAGAATGGAAATTGGGTAGATGATGATGGTGAGATTACTGATCTTGCTACAACATTAAATGCTCACTTTGCTGTTCCCAAAGACGTGGACCCTGAGTATAAATACTTAGTCTATGTTTACAAAGAATGGGTAGTAAACAAAGACACGGGAGAAGGTAAAGCCTTCACCAGAGTAGATCCCCGGTTAACAGATAGTACTGATCATACGGCCGTTACTAAGTTTAAGGATTATATAAAATTCCTAAAAGCTAAGGGCATTATAAACGAGTACTTTCCACCGGATAATGATGATGAAGGACCATGGAATGCATCAGAAACAGTCGTTACTCCGGTAAATAGACGGCCTGTAGTAGTTACCGCATCTAAAGAATACGATAAACCTAGTATTAAAGATGCAACATCTAAGCAGGATAGACTCCCATTCTCATCTAGTTAAATGTACTGTGAAATAGCCATAGGAGGCCCTCATAACAGAGGGCTTCTTATGGAACTCGGAAGAGATATTCATGAGTACATTCACAATGAAGGTGAGACTATGCCTATTTACAGGTCAACATATGTCTATGATAATGAGGCAGTTGAATATGTAAAGGCAAACGGTACCTTAAAGAACTTCTTTGGCTCAAGGAGCATTGATGTTGTACCTATCGACATTGATAGGAAAGACAACAGCGATGAACATACACTAGATATTGCTCGATCCATTGTAATGGATTTGGTTGATATGGGAGCCCCCGAAGAAGCAATAATGCCAATGTTCAGTGGTACCGGTTATCATATAATTGTAGATGCAGGAATATTTACATTTCCTGCAAAGTCCAAGGATTTACCATTCATCGTTAAAAGAACAATCCTTGGAATATGGGACGACCTTGATGCATCTATATATTCTAGAACAGGGATATACAGGCTTGAGCATACTCTGAATCAAAAGAGTTCTCTGTACAAGATTCCATTAACTCACAGTGAATTAAATAATATGGCAGCTGAGAGTATAAAGGAATATGCCAGGACAAGGTTTACTAACTTGGAAATGAACCATCTTGACATAATTGGTGAAGGGAATGGGGAATTAAAAAGCCATGTAACAACTAATATCCCAAGTGTAAGAGCATTTACTAATGTAACTGAACCTAGGAATGTCGTTCCTTGTGTTCAGGAAATGTATTCACAAGGACCAGAACATGGTCAGAGAAATGATTACATCTTAAGAATAGCATCACATTTCAGGAGAAATGGAATACACTCTGATGCCACCAAGGCTGCATTGCTATGGTGGAATAAGAACTCCATGAAAGAAGAGATAGTACTAGATAAGGTAGAAAGTGTATACAATCGCGGGTATAAGTACAGTTGTCATGATCCATTAATGGAAAAACATTGTAAACCACGATGCATTTACTATAAACATAAGGACTATCTTGTTGAAACATATAGTGCACGTGATATGCAAGAAGAGTTAGAGTATAGGCTCACTGCTGATTTTACTGGCAGGAAAATAGACTTAGCCAAATTATTTGGACTAGGAAACGTCGATACTGTAATATATCCAGGCGAACTTGTTACCATATGCGGACCAACTGGTTCAAATAAAACAACATTAGCTCAGAATATTGCATTAGCATATCATGCCTTAGAAGATGTAATAGCCAAGGATGAACAAATATCTACATTATATCTTAGTCTTGAACTGTCAAGCTGGATGATGCACAGAAGGAATCTTCAGATTCTAACTGGACAGTCAAAAGAACAAATAGGTAGAAATGTAAAAGAAATGTTCAAATTTCATAAAAATGAACTTGATCATATTGTTGTCCAAACAGTTGCACCTACTATAAATCAGATTGCTGATAAAATACGTGAATTGCAGCCTGCATGTGTAATTGTAGATTATATTGACCTTGTAGAACCCCCAAAAGGGATGAGAGGTGAATATGAGACTATCAGGTACATATGTCATCAGCTATCCAGTTTAGCTGTAAACCTTGATATTATAATCATACAGATTAGTCAAACATCAAGGGAATATAGCAGGACAGAGATACTTGACCTGTATTCTGGGAAAGGAAGTGGAGCAATCGAAAATGCTTCAAGGAAGGTCATGATTCTTCAGGGAAATGCAAAGAGTCCTTACAAAACTATCAAGTTATTAAAGAACTCTGACGGTGACCTCTGGGAAATCGACCTTAAATGGCAACCATCATTTAGAATGAGGAGAACATACGATGGCGACAACGCAGGAGATAGTCAAGCAGTTACTTGAACTGGAAGAAACCATAGAAGGTCAAGTAGAGTCTCAGCATGAACGTGATACAAGAAACACGCTTCAGTTAGAAATTCAACAGAAAATTGAAAGTATAGATGAATTTCTAATAGAAGTAAGAAAGCGTGAATTTGTAATGGATGCTTCTATAGAGGCACTAAAAGAGGAAGAAGATCGGTTAAAAACAAGGAGAAGAGCACTTTCTCGAACAAAAGACTGGTTTAACCAGAAATTACTTCCTTTTGTAATTGAAAAGCTAGGAGATGAGGACGGAATTTGGGAAACTGATATTGCTAGATATAAGTTATATGAAACTTATGGAGAAGTAAAAGTTGACCAATCCCTTGTTGATGATAAATACAAGAAGGTTGAAGTCCGTGAATCTATTGACAAAAGTAAAGCAAGAAAAGATGCAATGAATGCTCATAAAAATGGAAAGTTAATAAAAGGACTTTCTATAGAACGTCTTAAAAGGGTAAGAAGATCATGAGTATACGTGACATTGTAAAATTTAATATATACAATGATCACGTAGAAAATATTAGCTTGAAAGGATATCAATTAACTTTATTCAACCTAATATCTTGCGGGATTGAACTCGGAGAAGATGTTACAAATTCATACATTCATCTGATTATGTCAGCATGGAGAGCCTCAATAGCGGTTCAGTTTATGTTTAATTGGAAATAAAGCCTTGGGGATATGCACTATCATCCTTACCTCGGATTAACCCTACCTATGCGGTTATGATAAGTCCGTGTGTATCCCCAACTTTTAAGGGCAGCTTTAGAGAAAAGCTTGTTCCAATACATCGAACATATTGGAACCAGGCATACAAACGCTTGATGAGGAAAATATCAATCCTTAAAAGTAACCTTAGAAAGCGTTCTGAAGAGAACGATGTAATATTCAACATAACTTTAGATGAGTTAAAAGAATTATTTTTAGAAAACTACGGCAAAGAGTGCAAATATTGTGAAAAACAATTAAATATCAGGACAATAGCATGTGACCATATTATCCCCCTTTCAAAGGGAGGAGATTCTGTAATTGAAAATCTTCAGCTTATTTGCAAAACATGTAATACACGTAAAGGTCCTCTTGATGAAGAAGATTACTTAAGTTTAATAGATTGGGTTAAAAAGCAAACTATGGAAGTAAGAGAATATATTATGAGGAAATTGGCAAAAGGAGGAAGATACTAATGGAAATGAAAAAAGTAACTTTAAATGACAGAGACTATGACAGGGTTATAAGAGCTCTTAAATGTTATAGAGTAGAATGTTATTCAAATGACGACATGCTTGAAATGGATAAAGTTACATCTTTTCTTGAAAGAATGGATAATAATGATATAGGAAAGGAAATCCAGAAGGCTCAAGGGACTATGGTTGCAGGGTGTAAAGGAAGTGACTGTGATTAATCATTTTCAAATTTTTAGTAAAAATTGAAATTGAGATTTACAAGAATTTATTCATAAATTCTATAGATGTATGCGGAGACTTTGTTGAAAATTAAACATAGCGGGGCATTCACTTTCCCGACCTTCCCTTCTCTGTATCTTTCCAGGTACAAAGGCACCAAGGATGTTCCGCTTAAATTATGGCAGTTAGCAAAAAGAGGTTGGCGCAGAAACATTGTTCCAACTGGAATAAAGGAATATGTAGTGGATTAATATTTAAGTTTACTCATGGGGAAGGTAAATCTATCACAACATATCATATAGACAAGAAAATGGCTGGCAAGGAATGTCAGCCAGATGGATGTCATTTCTATGACACCATAGTATTACCAAGCATACCTAACTAATATGCTACCTCCATAGTACTGAGTTAGGTACAGCATCAAGGGTGGATTATGAGGTTGTATCTCCTTACCACCCTTGGTGTAAAGTTTAAGTATCCACCCCTTCTTCTCCCCCTGGTAATAGGACTGGGAGTTCTCCATTTACCATTGCTCCTCCAAGAAATGCAAGAGGAAGGACTCTTGTTAAAATCATTAATGTTTTCTCATATGATATTGTATTAATATCAGGTTTTCCAGGACCACTCTCAATTTTATCTAGGATTCTCTTCGACTCTTTTAGAACTTGTTTAAAATTTTGATCCGTAAGTTTTTGAAGACCACCATCTTTTAAGAGACTATCAAGGATTGGCATTCTCCATACCCGTCGTTTACCTGATTCTCCTAATACTTGTCGAAAACTCTTATTAGAAGCTCTTTCTAAAAGACCCATATATTGATTAAATCCTTCTAATTGTTCTCTTAATTTATTTAACCCTCCAGTTTGTGCGGGGTCTCCTCTATGTACAATTGCTTTAGAAATAGGTGACGTAGCAGAGCCATCTTTTAATAATTCTGCATAAAATCTACCCATTTCTAAATTTTTTGTAAGTGGACCAAGTTTACCATGATCATTTACTGAACGCAGTAATTTATATGGTTGATCCACAAAAAAGCTTCCCCCTCTCCAAACTGAATTTGGAAGAACACTCGCTTTTGCACCTAACATTGCTGACATTCTCAACATCAAAGGCATACTATCACTACTTAAAGAATTAGTATTAAGAATAAGATTTTTACCCTTCTTATCCCAAAGCCGCTCTAATCCAAAAAATAAATCCGCCATTTTTGACTGTTCCTTAGATGAAATTTGTTCAAAATTTCTAAAAGACATACTCATATCTATATAAGTTAATTTATCTGAACCAGAGCCATCTGTTAATATATCTGTTAAATTCTTATGTCTTATTCTATGAACACTATTTCCATTAGCATCTTTCATCTTCCCAGCCCGTTTTTGTATTTTAGCAGCAAGATGTTCTACTCCAACAGAAGGAGTAACTTCTCCACTTAAATATTCTGGAGACCATACTTCAAAACCATCATCCGTTTTAACTTTTCTCCATGGAGCAAGCTTAAATTCATATGATTTTTGTCCACTCCCAGGAACTGTACTATCTATCCTCTTCAAATCCATCCAAATATACTGACGTTCAGCAGCAGCGCCACCCCTAACTGGTTGATATTCTATTCTTCTTCCTATTGTATCACCTATCGCCATATTAGATGTATCATTAGTAAATTGTGATGATCCAAAGTAGCTTGGCTGAGCAGCCCTTGCTTCCGCTGAAATAGGTTTTCCACTTATACTTGCAAGCGTAGCTGCGGGCTTATTACCCTTAGGAACAAGCTTAACAAGCATAGAAGGCTCACCATCAACACGGCTACCGTTTATAGCACGCCCAGCAGTTTCAGCAGCTTTTTGTTCATTCCATAGAAAATCTTTATCACTTATTCTTGGAGGAGTAGAAGGCCCTCTCAAAGGTTGCCCTGTTTGTTGCATTGAAAAAGCCTCAAGAGCTGCTTCATCAAGATCATCAGCCGTCTGTATTGCCGACCTGCCAACCGATCCTCCACTCCCAGACTCTAGCTGCCTAAGCGTATTATTATATGCTCGACCAGTTGCGCCTAAACTAGCTCTAGTTTGAGAGCCAAGCCCCCGAATTACATAGTCTGAACTACTATTATAAGTCCCTCCAACAAAACCTATCCTTCGTGCAACTGCTTGATTATCTAAAAAACCAGCATTTCTTATTAAAGGAGACCATGATTGACCTACATCACGAATATGTTTATTCCAATCAGTCCAAGTATGACCTATATCATGCTGTGAACGGCTTAAAGAACCTCTTTCTACGATAGCACGACTACCTTGTACCTGTGCTATAGTAGGAGCATTAGGGGGTGCTCCTGCTCGACCAACCGAATCTAAGGAGTGTCGAGTAATACCACCAGCTTGCTTACCAGTATGTCTATTTACCTGGAACCTCGATAGAACCCCACCCAAAGCATCAGTTTTCATAGTATCTTTATGTCTAGCAAAATTCTGTGTAAAATGCCTTGATGTTATTGCTTCTGCAGCCTCTTCAGTTGCTTGTGAAGCAGATAACTGTCCTATTTCTCTACGTGCATCATCCTCAGCCCTAAACATTGCCGTTTTAAAATCTGTAAAATTCTTACTACTTATAATACCATTACCTTTTAAAGTATTCATACTAGTTGTCAACTCTGCCATTTTATCAACAGGATGAACAGTTGTATCGTAAGCATTAAAGCCTTTGTAACTTCTATAAGCACCAAGCCGCCAACTGTCTTTGATAGCATGCTGTAAATTAAGTGAATTATCTCTAAATATTTTTGTGACTGCTTGGTCAGATAAAGCATAATTCTGATGGCCACCCATTCTTATTAATGCCTCTGATGAATCTCCACCTGTATGACTTGTAAGTCTTGCATTATAATTCCATCGTCCACTATCATCTAAAACAGATACAGCTTTTGTATTTGGATTTATATGAAATCGAGCAGCAATATCATCTATCACCGAAGCATTATATACTTCAGTTAATGGTAAAGATAATTCAGTTGCCGTTGAACTACCTACTCGTGATTGTAAAGCATGCTTCCAAGGAGAATTAGGACCATACGAACTAGACACAAGGCCATGTCTATGAGTAGTTATACGCGAAAAGATTTTCTTCGCTATCTGCTTACTAAGATTTGGTACAAGTGGTGCAAGATACGGCATTATCCCACCCTGATTGTTTCATCCTCTTTATATTTAGTAGCCTGCCTAGATAACTGCATATAAGGTAAGCCAGTCATCTTCTCTACTGCCCTTGATGGGTTCTCCATCATCCCACCAGGGCCTGCTATATCTCTTATAAATCTTCCGAAAGGGAACATAGTATACACATAGTACTCTGAAAGTCTAGAGTAATCATCTTGAACCATAGCTTTAAACATAGGTGGTAACAGCCTTGCTATAGGAGGTGTGACTATCTGTAACGGTTGAAACGGTCTAGGCCATGCTCCAAAGAAAGCTCTCTCTCTTTCCTTATCATCAGCTGAAAACATCAATTCAGAAAAATCTTGTATCCAGTTCCATGGTGCGGGGAGAGCATTCTCAAAGATAGAGTACATAAATACATTACCAAGGCCAAACATCATTAGATCAGCAGTAGCCATACGTTGAAATCTTTTAAAAGCTGGTGTACCCTCTTTCCATCCATGTAAATCAGCCTCATTTATAATATCTTTCCTAAATCTTACAGAGTTCCATGCCCAGGTATGGAAACGAGTCATGACTTTACCCAACTGTGACCTTGAGAAAGCAGGGCGAAAGGGTGCTGAGTACAAGAACTGCGTACCTTTAACTCCTCTCTTAGCAATTTCTATTAGGTAGGGATGATCCAGGTCTTTAATCATAGGACCAAACCTCTCTCTTGCCATAAGATAGTGGGCCAAGAAGGCATCTCTACGAAGTGTACGCTCTGGTCTACGCATAAACCATGCAGCCTTGTTGAATATTATATCGCTGATACCATGCGTCTTAGCTAATCCACGTAGCTTTACATCAGAGAACTCAGGATCACTCCTTATCTTACCCACAGCATCCTTCATAAAACCTTGCCACTGTTTAGTACGAAGAGCTGGATTAATATTTGCTTCGTAAAGTAAGAACTCCTCAACAACACCATGACTCCTAACCCAAGCTTCCACATCATCCTTTGATTCCCACTTCGGATTGATATGAGTCTTGAGAAAGTTCATGTCACGTGATCTCTTGAAGTTCCTCCAACCTGTACTTATAAGAGTATGTACAGTACCACCATACAGGTTTGCAATTGAACTCTTTGGGTGAGCTAGCAACGTTGCCAGTTCATACTTCGCTTCCAGCTGTCCGAGAGAACGAAGTGTTTCAAAACTTACAGAATCAAGAGGGTCTGGAAGATCAGGGTCAGTCTTCTTAAGACCGAGCCACTTCCTTATTCCATCCATTCTCTTAGCCATTCTATCATCAGCCCACCACTTATAAGCTGTAGCATCAAGCTGCATATTTGGATCATTCAACATATACTCAGGTATCTTAACCGGTGCACCCATTGCTTCGTTAGCATACAGTGACCAATAGTTACTCCATGCATTAACAAGTTCGGGCGGCATTCTCCTGTCCTTAGTCCACCTCCTCCTTGCAAGATCAATATTATGACGTGCCATTATCTGAGCCACATTCATATGAAAGGAGTCAATGATATTTTTCATGTACAGATCATACACCTCTGGCTGTGTATTCCATCCGGGTACATGCACTTCCCTGGAAAGCATATTACCTACTATCCTAGGCTTCTGGAGATCATTTATACGCTCCTGTGCAGCCTTCTTGTTAACGGATATATCATTTAAGATATTATGAACCTTATCCCACTGCTCTCCTATATCATTACGTGTGACCCAGTCTCCTGTCACTTGATGATACATCATTGTCAACTTCTTTAGTTGCTTGTCTCTAGCCTCCAGTCCAGCCTCATCCGTACCATAAGAAGTATCATTTAATACATTCTTCAACGCAACCTTTAGATTCTCAGCCGCTTTCTTTTTGTCAAATAACATATGAGGCCAGTACTTGTCAAAGTCTATCTGACCTGTCTTATGCTCTCTCCATTGAAGAGACTTCAGAGCCTTAGCTCTCGTCTCCTGTGTACCAGGAACCTCTAGAACCATAATGCGACTAGCAACCCATTTCGTACCGTCTATCCCCAATGACATATCATAAGGCAAGCCCTTCTGCTGTTGTTGGTAAGCCTCTTTAATAAACTTATCTCTAACAGCCTTTAAAGCAGCATCTGTTCCCTTAACTGCTTCTGTCCTTTCCCATAATTCTTTGAACTCATCAAACTTAGCACCACCACGTAGCCACTCTGATGACTGAACATTCCATGTCTTATAAGTTTCTTTTATTCTTTCAATTATCTGCCTACCTGAGAGTTGCTCAGAAGTATCACCAATCCTTACAATAAACTTCTGATCTCTAAGCTTACCATACTCAAAGTTAGCCTTCCTCTCATTGGCTATGTATCCCTGCGCATAGTGGCCATAGATAGCTCCGGTACCATGCTTTGGTAACAGCTCCTTGGTTGCATAAGCTTTATCCATTTCTGTAACAGCTAGCTCATGTAATCCCACACCCTCTTCTAATGCATAAACATAAGGTCTTAGATCATTAAACAACTTTCCTTTAAACTCCTCATGCTTACCCACACTATACTGCTGAGCCCCATGGAATATCTGCTGTAATTCTTCCCCAACATTGGTCGGTCTGTATATTACTCCAGATACAACGTTACCATGTTGGTCTTTGTATACTCCCCTATCTTTAACAAGCTGTATCTCAGCCCTCATCAAATCTCTGTTAACAGCCCGAGGAAACATATAGTAATGTCTCTTTCCCAGCTTCACAAACTGATCGTCTGATATTTCAGCAAACATTTTCTGATACCAAGTACCACCACGAACCTGTGTAAACCATCTGTCCAACATCTTAAAATCTTCAAGGGTCATGTTGTTCAATTCTTTACCAAGTATCCCACGAACAAGACCATTCAATTCGCGACCAGTTTTAGCTGGGAAATAGTGCATAATATGATTTGTCAAACTTGTTACAACTTCTGCAGCCTTATGGTCTAGCTTACCTTCATGTAATCCTTCAAATGGTGCCGCTCTATCCATATACTTTTGGGTCTCTAGATCATAATCAGATTGTTCAAGAGGAGTACCCTTTACTATGTTACCCATGTCATCCACAAACCTAACAGGCTGGTTAGGTGCATCCTCAAGCTCTTTCAACACTCTTGCCTGATCCTTCTCAGGCACAGCTTTGATATTCCTATCAAACAGTGCGCTGTACTCCTTGGTATATCTACTAATGCTCTTATCAGATACTGCCTTAGATTTAAACCCAATACGTGAGAGACTTGTACCTGATGAAGCTATCTTCATACGATGAGCAATGTCAGCCATCTCCTTGGTAACATATTTCTTTTTCTTAAGCCAGCCATCTATCTTATCAACAAACCCACGATTCACACTCCCAAGCATAAACTGATCGAACAATTCTCTTTCCGCATCAGAGACTAGCCCGTCCTTATATGATGCTATCCTTATATCAATCCTTGCTTGGTCAAGTGCAGCTGACTTGTTCTCTGGAAAGACATCCTTCAACAAGGCTTCCATCCATTTATACTGTTCCTCAGTAAGATTATCATAAATCTCTCTTGGATTAATCTTCTGTTTCATAGCCAGGTAACTGCTAAGCTTTATATTATTAGCAACCTCATGCATACTCCGCACCCTTGATCCACCTATGTCTGGCGTTGGTGCTTCTTCCATAACTTGCTTAGATAACTCAGAGATAATCTTAATACTGGCTACGTCACTCATATCATTAACAATATAATCCTCAGCCTTACGTACCATATCCAAGAGATACCTCTTCCTCTTCAATCGGTCAGAAGGATCAAATCCCTTACGTTTTGAATAAGCAGGAAAATGCTCAAATAAATCTTCCTTGTATTCTGAATGCCCTGGCGTTGTTTGAGCCTCCATACCCGGACGTGTAAAAAGTTTATACTTCCAGACTGTATTGATATAATCACCTCTCCCCTCAGGTGAGCCACGCATCACCTTAAAACTTGACCTCCCAAGAATATTTTTTAACCAATCAAGTTTACTAACCTTTGCATTATGAGAGTCATACATCCTTGTTAATTCTGGGTAGTTCACTCTCTGGAATATACCATCGCTCCAATCTACTCCAGCTAAGACATCAGCGACCTTAGGAAGTAAAGTATTCCTTGAGTCAGGACTAATACCTGGCTTCCAAAGACCATCTGGGTCTAAGTACTGTTCATTAGTTGTACGCTCGATCTTATCCATGATCTCTCCCATAGTCCAGCGTCTTCCCTCTCCTATATTCCTACCATAAAGAGCAGTATTCACACCACTGAATACACTGGTTAATCCCTGACGCCTAAGCCATCGAGCAGCATTAGTACCTATTACCCTTGTTCTATCCCCATTTATTTGACGAGTATGAAACTCATCTGCTACCCACTTACCAGCCTTATACCTCATTACCTCCCATTCAAACAGGTTCTCAGATAACCTGTCAAAGATAACTTCTCTCCCCTTAAGCCCTGCCTCATCCATAGGATCAGATGCAAGAGCTACAGACGCTCTAGCCATCTTCCTAAACCTATCCATATCCTTATCTGATGACTTAGCCTTCATAAATACTATCCAACTACCATCCTTGAAGTTTGCTTCATAAGCATATGTCTCTGCCGGTACTGTAATCCTCTTAAGCTTACCCTCGTCATTAGTCCACTTTAACTGTCTTTCTGGTAATGATCTAAGAGCTGCATGTGAACCAGACATGACTGCTCTATTTACAACAGCAGACCCAAGGAGTCCACGACCAGAAGAAGCAGCATCAGAAGCTACCTTCCTCCTCCACGGACTAAAAGTTAAAGCAGGATTATTAATCTTTCTTAGAACGTCCTTGTCAGTTTCTGAAAGTAGCTCACTGTATGACTTACCCGTTACCTCATCAATAGCCAACTTATTATGGTATACTTTCTTAGCTTTTGTATCATGGAACTCCTCTCTCTGTCCGTGATACATATCTTTCCATGATGCTTTAAACCCATTGGCATCATCACCGAAGAATCCGAAAGATTTATCACCATCAAGGTCTGCTCCACCTAATGCTTCCATTGTCCTACTGTGCAACAAAATACCAAGACCCTTAACTCCAGTAAACCCACGGAAGTGTAGGACATGAGCTCCTGACATAGAATCCATCGGAACACGTGCCAGCACACCCCTGAAAATTTCTTCTATCTGAGGAATATTAGCCTTCTCAACATTGCCGGTACTGTACAAATCCCATAGCTCACCTAGAGTTGTTCTCTGTCCTTTCTTACCAAATAAATCTGTACGGATAGTCAGCTCTCTGTATCCCTCGTCCAGCATAAATATTTCATCCGGCTTCACCTTGTTGGCTTTCATCCACTTATCCTGACGATTAAACTGTGGAAATAACTTCTGTAATCCAATCTCATAAGGTCTCATTCTTCCTGTAAAGCTATTGTTTACCTTAGGCCTGGTAACTGTATGTACAATATAATTACGAAGAGCTGCCATGCGATAATCATTAGTAAACTTATGAAGATGACCAGCCAGTGATTTATCCATAAACCTAATAAGCCTATCGTGGATAGCCTTATATTCTGCTGATTCAAATCTATTCTCTGATGATTCCTTCTCTGTTACTTCCCCTTCAGCAAATAACTCATTCATTATGGTATCATTTACACCCATTATCTTGGAATAAGCCCTATTAGCAAAGACCGGTGATGACTTGATAGCTCTTAACATCGGATCAATACCAATATCTTCTAGATTATTGACAAGATTATCTATCAATTCTACCTGAGTAGGGTTAATAATAAACTTTTCAGCCACAGCATTCATATCTTCATCACCCTCAAACCTTCTCCTGGAGAGAGTATCAAAGACATCATCTATTACAGCCTTATCTACAGGTGAGTATGCATACGGAGTCAAGTTAGATTGCATCTGTTTTGGAACATTCACGGGATCAAGCATATGACGATCAGTTTTCTCTGTCATGACTGTTTTAATATCAGATATTGGAAGCTTAAAGATATAGTTACCAACTTTATCTTCTCCAATTATTCTCCCCAGCTTGTTCCCAGCCATGTTATAAAGTCTAGGTTGACCATCCTTCCACTCCACCTTATTCCAATTTCTCGCACCTGCCTGCTTAGCACTTGATTGATTGATCAACATATGCACATTATGTGCCTTCATCCACTTTTGAACTGGATCAGATGCTAGGTGCATACCGTATTTGCCCAATAGAGCCCCGTAATCGGCGTTCTTAGACACTATAAAGCTTTTGTTGAACTTCCCCTCGCCTGGAAGCCCAGCCTCCGAATTAATGGCATCTACGACCTCTTCCGTAACCAAGATACCCCCATCTTCATGGGCTAACATAGATGTGGACTTTGCATTTAGCCCTAATTTATTTCTACCCTTACTATCCACTCCCTGGTCAAAAAATGTCTCTGCATCTTTCAGCAGGAGAAAGTTCAATTCACCATTCTTAGCCCCTGGTACGCGTTCCTGAACATAATCGGGGTCAGCAGAGAGACCTGTGGTAAACCATATCTGTGCTCTCTTGTTAAATGCCTTAGCTGAAGTTACGAACCCTTTTCCCAGGATTTTCTGCATGTTTTCTTTCGTTATCTCTGGTGAAAAGCCATTGAGTTCAAGAGTATACATAAGGTTTGATATGTATGCCTTATCATACATTGTTTTTGCCTGATCCTCTGGCACTCCACCAGCTTTTAAAAATTGAACGAAATCTTTCCGATCTGCTTCTATATCTGCCCACCTATAATCCTTAGCCCCCTTAGGCATAGCACTGCGTATGAGATTAAATGTAGAAGGAGATGGAAATGTAGCAACCTGATCTATATCTGGATGATATTGAGTAAAATACTGTCTCTCTGCATCACCTTTCCCACCATAATAATAGTAACCCCTCTTATCCAGCTCTGAAAAGTTATGTGCATTCATCTCTGCCCACCTTTTCTCAGCAAGGGCCTGCGACTCTTGGTACCAGGTGGGATCAGAAGCATTCTTTCTAAATACATTTGACATATAACGCTGAAGACTATCTCTGTACTGCTCTATGGCAAACTCCTGATAATACCCTTGGAACTCATTGGATACTATATGATCTACAATAACATATGCAGGGGTCTCTGCTGTCAGTCCTTTACGTGCTAAAGCCATCTCATAGACAACATCAATTGCCTTCGGCTCTTCTACTAACCGCTTCCTTGTTCCTGCATCATTAACACCCGATCCAGACTCATCAAAAACTGTCAGTGGCCTAGAGTATACCTCTCGCTCTTTTACTCCTGGCGGGCTATTAACAGTAGTAGTCCAGATAGGCACAGTCTTTCCTTGGAGACGCTGCTTACCCCATCCCCTAAAGAATTGCGTATCTTCTGGCTCCCACTGTACCTTGTAATTCTTAGCAACCCACTTCTTCATATCCTCTTCAGGATTTCTTGTGCCTGCAGCTCTGTGTTTCTTTACTACCTCTGTCCATTTATCATCTACATCTATGTAAGCTCGTATCTGTTTCTCTCTCTGTTTATCAATATTAAGGTCTTCCCATACAGTATTAAGTCTTCTATCAACATACGACTGTGCCTTTAGGGATAAGGTAGGCCTTGATATAGAAGTAAGATCGTTATCATCAAACATCTTATTTATATTACCTTCTGCAATAGAACTGGTATCTTGCTTCTCAAGAAAGATTCTATATACTAAGTCCTTATCAGCCTGCTCTGTAATAGGAATACGTGGCTCACCAAACTCATCATATTCAATTATCCTACTCCTAAGATAATCCCTGGACATCTGTTCAGCTTCTTCTATGTTCACATCAAATCCTCTAGCTCTAAGCTCCATAAGAACAGCATGCGTTATATCCTGACGCTTATCTAAGAATGGTTTTGCCTCTTCCTTAACAATACCTTGTGTCTTTGGATCGAGTGCCTCCCAACCTGGTACTTCTTCCGGCTCTGGGATACCTCCCTCCTGTTTCATCATCTTATTTAAGAACTTATTAGCAGACCTTCGTTGATGAGGCATCTCCTTAACACCGAAGTAAGCTCCAAGTAAATACTCATAGACTTGCTCTGGAGTAGTATCACCACGCAAAGTAGATGGAATACCCATGAATAATGAAGCTGAGAGTCCTCTTAAAATCTTATCTGCTCCTGGCTGACCTGTCTGTACAACATTACCTATACCTCTAAAGAGAGCTCCTGTCTTAGCTCCACCAATAAAGCTTCTCATCATCTCATCTACGCCACCCTGCCATGAACCTACCGCAGAAGCGACACCAAGATGGAATGAGCCTTCAATAATATCTCTTGCCAATCTTCCGCTTAAAAACCCAATAGCATCCTTACTTGCTGCAGCCCGAGCACCTACTGCTGATACAAGAACCTTGTCCATGCTCTTCATAACTGGGTCAGTAACAGCCTTTGCTGCTATCATTGGTATACTCCTACCCTTTACAGCATGTGCAGCTTTAGCAAGACGTTGCATCCTCATAAGCTGGAATGGTTTAGCAGGCACCCAACCAACAAAGCCGGCAAGGTGACCTACATTCTTAGCTATAGCTTCCCAGGAATTACGTGGAGGAGCTTCATCACCTAACTTTAAGGTAGTAAATCCCTCAAAGAACCCAGTACCAAGACTACTTAGAATCCCACCTATAGCACTCCTATTATCATCGGATGTTTTAGCAAAGGGAACACGATAGAACGAGGCATGATCCTCCATCATCTTGATGAAGTCATTATTAAACAGCTCAGGCCTTATGCCATAAGCTTTAATATAGTCTTTGACTTGGTCTCTCGTTAGAGAGGGTTCAAACTGAGACTGAGCCTCTTGAGGCTGAGCTTCCTCTGGGCCAGGTTGGTCACCTTCTGTATATAATAGGGCCACTACGGTTCAGGGGTAACAGCATCAAGACCCTTTTCCCAAGCAAGGGCTCCACCAAGTGATAATAATATGCCTCCAGCAACCTTGCTATATGCCGGCCCTTTCATTAATAGCTTACCAGCCCTTATTAAAGCTGGAGATTTAGAAGCAATAGCCTTGGTAATTCCTTTAGAAGCAAGACCTCTTGCACCCTTATAACCCATAGCCGTGTAAGCTCCTACTCTACCTGCAGTAGCACCCTCTTCTTCATATCCAAAGGGTTTTCCTATAGCTCCTCCAAGGGGGCCAGCTATAAGTGGTGCACCAAGATATCCAAAACCTTTAGCAGCTTTCATTGCCCAAGGCTTGCCTTTAAATGCCCCCGCAATCTTTGCCCCCGGCTTTGTTGCGGCGACCTTCTTTTCAGCGGCTGCTATTTGCTTACTCCTTGCTGTTTGAAATTTATCAAGTTTAGCTTGTTGAGTACTTGCTATAGTCCCCTGCTTATTTGCTAACCTTTCTTGATATTTTGCTGCTCTTATTAATTTGTCTCGTGCAGCTTTCTGATTTTTCCCAGTTAGAACTTCTGCTTGTTTTCTTAAGTCTTCAGCTTTTCTAGCCATCGCTGCTTGCTTTGTTCCGGCTGTGTGTATTACACCCTGTTGCTTTCTAACAGATGCTTCCTGCGCCTCAAACCTCTTACCAGTCTGTAGATTCTCAAGCAATGCCTGTAAAGGAGCACGTTTTTTCTGTAGTTTCCCATATTGATGAGCTGCTACACCAGTCCCCACAGCAACTGCACCCAGAGTTACACTTTTCGGACCAGTAAAATCTTCTCCGAATGTTCTGTAAGCAGGATCATAATGAGTAGCTGTAGTAAATCCTGCAGCTGTTTCAGGCTTGACAGTAGACATATAATCATTAAATACTTGAGCATTCTCACCACCACCACGCATCGCGTAACTAAATTCCTTGTTACTTAATCCGCTTGTTGCCTTAGCAGATGACAAAGCAGCCGCTACATTCCGATCTTGAAGTTCCTTCTGAGCTGACCAATTAGCTTCGAAAAAAGCTGCATCAGGTGCTACACCCTGATGCGTAGCCGCCTGTTGATACTCTTGCCACATGATTGCTTTCTTATCCTCAGTAAAAGGAAGATCAGCAAATGCTGCGTTATTCACTTGGGCATTATCATAGTCCCATAAATTTTTTCCGGCACCTCCAGCTGCTCCCTGCATTTGACCTGCTATCTGTTGCTTAAGCTTGTTATGTGCTCGGTCTTCCTTTAACCATTTAAACTGTTCTTGTTGCATTTCATCAGTTTTCCGCCTAGCTTTTTCTGCAGCTGACATACTCCAAGCTTGCAATAAAGGGCTTCCCTGCATTTGTCCTACTCTAAATTCGGCCATAACTATCTCCTAAATGAAAATCTCGCACCCTGTGGCTGAGCTTTTGTCATAACATCCATTATTCTTTTTCGTTTATCAAATTTCATCTGTCTTTCACTCTCCCTTAACATTAAATCCATTCTTGATTCTGCACCAGCTACTTCTTGTTGTCCCTCAACCTCTACTGGCTGAATAGGTGCGGCTGCTGTTGCAACAGGCGTTCTCATCTCCAAAGTACTATTATCTTCTCCAGCCCTCTCCTTTATTTGCTCTCCCAAGTACTTTTGCCATGCTGTTTGTGTCGCCCCTCCTTGATGTATTTTCCGATCTACTCCAGATACACCTAGGTCTCCTCCAATACCCTGTATAAATTGCTGCACCATCTCATTCTTTCCCCCCTCTGACTCGTCAGTAAAATCTCCGGCATACATATACTTATGTATATCTGCCGCTGTCATGCTAGGCTTACCTTGTTGCTTAAGTTTTTCTGCTAGATAAGTTTGACTATCCTCAGCAGTAGGCATCACATTAGTCTTTTCTTCAATGCCTTCAAACATCCCACCCTCAGCTAATAGTGTTCTTGGATCAAGATTTTTGACTAAGTTTTTTGCATTCTGTATAAAACCAACATTTGTATCCCAGCCTGTCGCCATTTTTAGCCATGGAGAGGCACTCTCATCGTTAGCTAAGTCAAGATTTACTGCTTGGTTACCGAATGCACCCATTATTATGCCCAGGGCTTATTTGCTACTAACCCTATCAATGACTGTGTCATCTGACCTTGGTTAGCCTTGTTTTGTGAGAACTGTGTAGCACCAGCTGTAGCAATATCTTGGCGCCCACTTAATTCTCCTCCCATTGCTTGCAGTCCTGTACTAAAATTTTGACCCATGCTAGTTTGCCAATTAGACATGGCCTTATCCAACAAGCTGGCATACGCACCTGACGCTTGTTGATTTCCTATGCCGCCGCCCATACCCATTCTTGCTGCATTCTGACCCATTTGCATACCTTGCATAGCACCTAAGTCCATTGCACCTCTCTGCCCAAGTTGAAACTGCTGTAAATTCCTTGTACTGTATGGATCAAGAAAGTCTCTACCTACCTGGCCCATCTCCTCCAGGCCTTTCATAACACCTTGGCCACCCATTAAACTCTGCACCTTGTTAGGATCAGCCTGTCCTGTTAGGTTACCCCAAAGACTATTAGGGCCAGTCCACCAACTTCCTTTTCCCATTCCTTCTAAACCCATAATTATCTCCTTTTAAACCTCGCCGCCACCACTATCATAGATGGTTATTTCTTGACTTGCTATCTCATTCCCACCAGTAGTATTGCAAAAGAATCTTTCGAATGCACTACCAGAGGGTATTACCTGTACAATATTCCAAAAATCTGTGCTTGCTGGAGAACCCATATCATGAGTCCACGGAAACGTATCAGGCGTTGTATTGTTGTAGTTATAATTAGCAGTATCATTTCCACTAGTTCTATTTGCTTGCCATTTAGCACTAAGCCAAGCTGAATTATCTAGTACTCTACTTTCCCAGTAAGTACCACCACCACTATGATTCATTGTAGCTTCCATTTCATTTCCCGTTGAATTTTCATTAAAGGTATGGAATGTCCCTTCAGGGTCAAAAGTAATAGTCCTAGTTCCAGGCCTAAACGAAGCCCACAATTTTACATTACTTGCACTACCCCCCGCTAAATCTCCTCTAAGGCTTTTTTGGGCTGTGGAAGTACCCGTGGAAGAACCAGTTCCAGCCACACACATGCCTAAGTCAGACATCTTACAATTTGCTGGAGAATTAAACGCCATTATTAACCTCTAACCTTTCTCTTTACAAACTCAAGCTCTTCTTTCAATTCTTTTATTGCTCCAATCAATACTGGAATTAGTTCTTGTTGCCTAACTGTTTTATATTCCTCTCCTTCTTTACCAAAAGACATTAAATCCATTTCATTAACAATGTCAGGGAATACTTCCTCGACTTCCTGAGCAGATAACCCCAAATGCTTTCCATCTCTCTTCTCTTTATACTCATAGGATATTGGAGTTAACATAGAAAGTTTCTCCAAGTTTCCTTTCATTGGTTCAATGTTGTCCTTCAATCTAATATCAGAAACTGCAGTTGAATAAGCTACCACGTCTCCATCACAATCTAATTGACCACCACTAGTAAGCCTAAATTTTGTTGTTGCCTCATGTCGTATATACCAATATCCACCTTTCCAGTCCTGATAAGCACTAGAATTATTGTGATGAAACCTTATCATATTGTTGGTGCTATTAGAATAATTATTAAGATAAAGATTATTTGCTATTCTAACATCATCAAATAAAACATCATCATCAGTGTCTATGTTTAAGGAACCTCTTGTTGGAAGAGTTTGGTCACCAGTACATCCTTGTGTATTGTTCGCATCTAAATATCCCAACATCAAAATATGTCCTGATGTAACATTATTAGCCTCATGACTAGTTGCTATATACCCAGAATGAGTATGGTTACCAGCAGCTACTTGACCAGAACCTGGACCTATAGCTGCCTCAGCTGCCGCTCCAAGTCCTAACGTGTTTCTTGCTATACTAGCACTCCCAATAGTATCTCCTTCCCAATGCGTATCTGTATTAAGAGAAGTATTTGCAATGGTTAATACATCGTCACCTGTAAAATTAACATTAATACCAGCACCTTCTGCTATCGTTAATTTGTCACCTGAAGTAATTGTATATTCAGTAGTATCTCCATCTCTAATAGTCCAAGAACCATAGTTATCATAACTTCCAGAAAAAGATGGAGTAACCGTAATAACATCACCAGACAGAGCTGCGTCCCATGTTATTCCACCACCAGCTTCAAATTTCAATGTATCACCACCTGATGCATTAACACTATCAAGATCGGCACCTTGTGCTAGAATTGATACTATTCCATTAGACAAGAAACTTGAAGTATCAACGTCAGAATTGACTGTAATGGTATCTGCGTCTGTCCTAACTATTGTTACATCTGTTCCACCTACAAATTTAATTGCATCAGTACCTGCATCACTGTCTGTTAAAACAAAATTAGCTCCAGTTGCTAGAACAGAAGTAGATATACTGTATGTTAAGCTAGCAGAAGTAATAGCTGCGTCCAAATCATCAAGCACATCCTGAACATTGGTAGAGTCAGAGTTCCCAAATTCATCAGTAGTTCCTACTAAAGTAGCACCACCTACAGCTCCTATCTCTGATTCTGTGTAATATTGAGTATCATGAGTATGGCTGTCATTTGTTACAACGGTGGCTCCATCAGCTCCTATAGTAACATGCCCAGTTATATCTTTATTATCCCATGTATCAGTACCATCGTAAATAAGCATCTGAGCACTGGCAGGACTAGAAATATTTGTATCGCTTGCAGAACCTATCTGCACATTTGATCCTGTCAAACCATCTACATAAGCCTTGGTAGTTAAGGTATAGTCATCGCCTGGAGTAGTAGCAACTGCACTATCTTGCTTCGGCTGTATTTTAAATGTAGCTGACTTAATTACTTTTAAATCATCTATGTTAGCTGTAGCTATATCTTCATCTGAAAATTCTGATGCTACTGCCTTTGAAAAGAACATCTCACGCTGAGCCCAACCATCAGAAAACTTTCCTTCTATAAAATACTTACTAGAAGAACCATTCTTAACAAGGCGGATATCACCGGTATTTCCAGACTCAGTATTCCTCGACTCTGTAGCCTCATCAGCATTAACAGCATCAATAACCTGATTCATATCATCATAAACCTGCTGAAAAGCTCTCTTCTCAACCTCAACTCTTGGCGGTCTCTTTGTACTAATACTCATTTCACCGGACGCCTTCTATATACTACACCAATAGAATCAACATTGGTGCTTTGATTAGTAAACTGGAGCTGCAAATGCTTTGCCTTCCTATTAGCATCAGTTAATTTATATTCAGCATGATCTGTACGATCAGTATGTGTCTTAGCTATATTTGCCCCACCTGAGCTATTGACCTTGGTGAGTAAGCCACTTGACGATGTGGTATCTGCTAAAATCCTGATAACCTTAAACATCTTTGTCTGTGTATCCTGTCCCATTGTAAACTTCTTTGATACCCAGTCCCAGTTCCTGCTAGAAGTTCCACCAGCCCACACAAAAACTTTCCCTCCATTATTACTTACAATAGGTTCGCCATCTTTTCCGGATATAACAGATAATGGAAAGGATGCACCAGCAGCAGTCCCTGGATCAAACTCGTGTAAATCCCATCGTTTCCTCGGAAGATTGTAAGCCCAAACATAAAAATGATCTTCTGTAGCATGTGGACTATAACTTGAATTTCCTTCTAACATGGTAAAGATAAGAAATGAGTTATTACGAGAGTCAAACGTTGTCTTTACATGACTTAAATGAATGTTACTCCACCCATGCCCTGTTACATCATCCTTTCTAATTGCCTCTCCAATAATCTCGGGAACTTTTCCATTATGAAAGTAAATATTATTCTTTGAACATATTAACATACCATACTCAGTAACTGTTACACAATGCTTGTTTATTGCACCTACACCTTCAAATGTATCTTCTATGTAGAACGGGTCTGTACTTATCCTATATGTATTATTCTCATCGAAAGCATATATTCTACCACCGAAACCTACTAAAGCAGTTGGCTCCTGGGGTAATTTTATAACATCTGAGCTCCAGTCAAATCTATCAAAATCTCCAGGCTTTGACTTAAATACATATAAACTAGCTCCATCAACAAGATCAGGATGTGAACATTTAGCAATAAAGTGAGTATTATTTATCGTTGCAGACAGAGCATAGTTGGGTGTCAGATTATCAAGTGTCTCAGCCATACCCGTAAAAGCTTCGTAACTTCCCAACAAGCTTCCGGTTTCAACAAATGATGAATAAAAATGATCGCCCATTGCTTTTTGATAAGCATCACTAGTACTAGTAACTGAAGCCCATCCTGTTGGATCATCTGTTGTAACGACTTGTTTAACTAACCTGTACAAAGCAGTTGGGGTTGAAGAGGTTGCTTCAGATCGGTATATCCTGACAGCTGTCACTCTCTTTGGTATAGTAGCAACTACTCTAATAGCTATTCCTATTCCATACTTCTCATCAGATAGTTCTTGTACACTAATATCATCAGACAATGGAGACTCTTGATATCCATCATATATAAACGAAGCTTTGTAATGCTGATAGGTTACAACATCGTCTTGTCCTATAAGTCCACCATTTGTAATAGGATTGGTAGCAATTGAGAGATCACTACCGGCTCTCTTTACAGCAGTATAACTACCATTACCAGCAGAAGTAAATGCTACATGATGTGCTACCCCCACATTCTGAGTGGATAATAACATAAGATTAGCACTTGTTCCCCCAGAACCATCAAGGAGGGCGAATGTACTAGCGTGAGTACCAGCAGAACTATTCCCAGTGATAGTACCATAATCAACTGGGGATTTAGCTAATATAAAATTATTTGTAAATCCAGAACTAGCATATGCTGTAAGAGAGTATGCAGAGAGTGTAGTATTCACCCCATTAGAACCAGCCTGACGTGAAACGATAATAACAGGAGACCCTGAAGTAACTAATGCAACCCCTCGTGACTTTCTAGTTGTTGCAGTTGACGATGAATTGTAGCTATATAGTTCCTGCAACCTTGGTGGATCAGTACCCTGATCAAATAATTGTCCAGTAGTACCATCCTTATTAACAAGAATAATCCCACTATTCATTGAATCATTATGTGTAGTACTGTTAGTATATATTGCTTTGGCGTCAGCTTCTACAATAACCCCAACAACATCATTTTCTTGCACTGAAGTCAAAGCGGCTTTCTCAATTTTAAGGTTAGGGCCTGGAGTTACCCAGTTACCTTCCAGCCCAGACGTATTCATAGACCAAGTCTTATTATCAGGTTCAATGCCCGTACCATCTACGAGGCTACTTCCACCGGCTGTATTTAAAAGTAACTTCAATGTAGTAACACTAGCTTCCCATCTATTGGGTTTATAAGCTAAGAACCATACTGTATACTCATAATTTGAAGCTCCAGTCCCTGTCATGTGTATATCTGATATAGTTGAACCAGTTTCTAGAGCACCATCAGTGTCGTCCCATCCCAATACAGGATAAGATTCTACTGGCAATAAAGTAGTTTCACTTACTTTGTACAAAGTACCATATACACCAACACCTGAATCAAATACAAGAAGATGACCAGAATTTGCACTATCCTTACAAAGTCCAGTTATACTACTATAATTACCAGCCTTCTTAGTAAGAGAGAACTGGTCTCCTACAGAAGAACTTTTATGATCGTACTTGTAGATTTGGCTTCCCTGCCAGGATACAGCATATACATAATCAGCATCACCGACTGCCTTATAGAAGATTGGCACGTTTGTTGGCTTATCAACACTAGCGTCTTCCATGGTAATACCACTGATAGCAGAACCGAACTGCTTATGAGGCATATGACCTACCCACTTTGGAACATCAGAAACGCCATTACCCATCCCAATATGTACTTCTCTGTTGTTCACTGACATAGTTACATCATTTGCAGAACTAGTCACAGAACCAAGTGAAGAAGCAGAAGGGCTATTCCCATAGAAGTCATCCACTTTCCATATGGTATCAGTACTTCTGTAAAAGATATAATCACGAGTACCATCTCCTTCACTTATAAAGGCGGCCTCAGAAGCATATGCTGTACTTACAAGGTCACTACCATCCACTGCTAACCCCTTCAGTTTCCCATCAGTAGTTCCTACCTCAAGGTTCAATGAGAACTCAGCTGCATCATCAGGAACATCCTTTATGTCAGGAGATGTCACTGTTCCCGCTTCGAACTTGGTTATTTCAAAGACTTCTTTAGGCATTATCGTTTACTTATAATACCTGCTCTTTCAAATAGATCGTACATTTTCCCAGAGAGGCCTTCTTCCTTCATTTTATCCAGTAGATAAGGTTCTCCCCCAATAGTTCCCATGGGATTACGTATGTTCCTAGGACGTGTAAGACCAAGCTTCTCACCTGTAGTTCTTTGCGGAGCTGTCTCTTCACCTGGAGCGGGAGGGCCTTGACCTTGATATCCTGGGCCACTAACATCGGCATTCGGGTCTTGAGCATCTCTGTCTGCTTGATAAGCTCTGATAGCTGCTGTTGACATTGGCCCTATCTGAGAATCAATATCACCGCTATAGAAACCAGCATCTCTAAGAGATTCTTGAAGTCCTCTATTTGCACCTTCATCAGAAAAGCCACCTGCTGACGCTTGGTTAAGATAATCCTCTACTGATCGGGGACCTCTTGCTGAGCTAATTGCATCACCCGCTGCACCTGCAAACTTACCTGGTATACCTTTTAGAGCACCTAGTAATCCACTGATATCATCACGAAGACTCCGACCTTCACCTCGAACACCAGAAAGAGTTTCTCCGGCTCTAAGATCAATATCCTGGCGTTGTCCTGGTTCATAATAAGGACCTTTATTAGTAGCAAACTGATTAGAAGAGGCTATGTCCTTCCAATCCTGTCCGGCTCTCTGTCCTATACCACTGAGGGTTTCACCCTTCTGGACTTCATAATCACCTTTTGCGGTGTCAGTTAAGTACTGATAAATCCGTCCTAATCCACCTGCCATCTCTTTCTCCTTTGGAGCGCGTTGAACGCTCCCTGTTTTTTTATCAAATATGTCAAACGAATGCTCATCAAACCAAGGATGATAAGGTACTGGATTTCCTTCCTTATCTTTATGTCCTGACCCTTTATTTGAATACTCAGCATCCTGTGTTGCCATATTCTCATTCCACCAATTACTAAGTCGTCCCTTACCGGGCATTGTTGGTCGTCTACCTCCTGGATGGATCGAAGGTAACCAGCCTTTAAGTGCCATATCCGCTTTTAAATACGGATTAATTTTCTTTGGAGTTCCCTGTTGTCCTGGCCAATGACTTCCAAGGTAATGCATCGTTTCATGAGGCATTGACTGTTCCCAATTACTCTCTTTAAAGTTAATTGTCTTATCCTTATCGCTCCAATATGCTCCTGCACCTGAAGATACACCCTCCTTTGTTTTATGCCAATCCCAATCTTTATCTGCAACTGGATTATACTTCATTTCACCAGATGTAACAGTAGATAGAAGATCGTCATACGACCTTGTTACAGAAGGTCTCCACTTAATCCATTTCTTTATATCACCTTCATTCTCTCTTAAGAACTTTTCTACGTCAGCTTGATAATTTTTAGCCATGGATTAACTCTCCCCAAAGAGATGTCTTTCCATTTATAATCTGCACTACGTGCACTGTAAATAAACCCTTTTCATAATAATCCACAACTGCGAATGCGTGACTCCAATTGTGCCTTCTATTCTGTAACCAAGCATTATCTTTATCACTCGTCTTCTTTAAGCATCCAATAGACCATGCCGATTTAGTTCCATCAAGGTGCGTAACGCTACACTGCTGGAGGTCGTGATGGTGTCCATACATAATATTAGAACCGAGCTTAAGAAGATGAGTCCTCGAATGATGGATACCGGAGAAATGATGTCCGTGATAGTAGTACAATTTTCCAATCTTAAGGTACTTCCCAAATGGATAGAATTTGTATCCTCTTTCTTTCCACTTGCAAGACTCCTCAAATCTGATGCCAGTAAGGTACGGGTTCTCATCAACAAATCTATTGAGCCATTCATCATGATTTCCTTCACAGATATACTTTTCTGTACAACCTGACTTATCAATAGACTCATCAATAACATCTTGCGCCTTATTAACTGCTTCAATTTCTTCGTGAACAAACGGTAACTGATACTCTAACGGTGGTCTCTTCTTCTTTCTCCACTGCCAATGAGAGACTGATGACCATTCTCCAACATCTCCAAGGTCGATGTAGAAATCTGGCTTAATAATTTCAATTGCCTGCGTAAGGCAACTAACAGCCCCATCGTCTCCAAGGGGAAAGTGCTTATCTGGTGACACAATGCCACGCTTAACTACTCCTTTATCTAGTTTGGCAATCCTGCCCATACTTCGTCCCAATCCCTAGGATCAATTGCTAAAGATTGGGCTCTGTCTAAATATCTTTTGGTGGTACGTTTTGTGAATCTTAGGAGGTATTCTTTACAGAATTGACACTCCCATAGTAATGGGTCATCTTCAAGGGCTCCGAGGATTTCTACTCCATCAATTTCTCCGGAGCCGCAATACGGGCAACAATCTGGTTTATCCTTCCAGTGTTTCGTCCCCTTAATTTCTAGATTATCGTAAGCACCCACTTAATAATCCTTTAAGACCTCCTTGATCTTTTCCAGCATCTCATCATCCTTCTTGGACTTGGTAGCCTTAACAATCATTCCCACAATCTTGAGAATGATAGACTTAGCACCTTTCTTTCTGACTTGACCAGCAATATAAACGGACAACATACTCATGATTCATCTTTCATAATCTTAACTCCGACAAGAACCTTCTTTATAGAAGTCCAAACCAAATCATCCATCTTACTGGGAGAAAGTGCAACAACCTTATCTATTGCCATGATAGCGATTAGTGCATATTCCCAATTTTCCATCATAAAGTCCATTACAGACCTCCTATTATTTATCCAAATACTACAGAACTAACCAGAGCGAGAACAGAACCAAGAATGACACCAACAAGCGAACCAAGCCCCTTAAGCCACGCCACCTGTTTCGCAAGGTCAGATTGTCGCTCATCCAATTTTCCAAGATAGCTCTTAATCCATTTGACATCGGTTTTGACCTCAGTCAAGTCAGTTTTTAAGTTGTCTCTCCAATCAGTCAGCTCTTGTCCGTTCATTTCTTATCCACATATCTTTTTATTCGTTCCTCTAAGTCTATTCGTTACTTCTTGTTCCACGTTGTCCACGAAAATCCATTTTGTTTTAGCAGGTGTTGACACATATAAATCAATAGAGTTATGAGCACTCCCCAGAATACGTGTGGTGCTACCTGTCTTACCGATGCCATTATCATGGCACTTACAATTGCAATTGCGCACGCTATTACTGGGTCTTTCATTATCCACCATTTCTAAATTGCCTCAACAAATCCTTGTTAAGTTCTTGTATCTCGTCCTTTGTCTCTTCCATACCAGCCACAATCTGGTCTTTTAAGTTATCAAATCTTCGGTGCATGACTTCCACCTTCTTGTCTGTATTCA